GAAGCAGACGTTAAGTTTGCAGAGTGGGCTTTACAACGAGTACTTCCTGGAAACTTCATGGAAAATTATTATCAATTACTAAAACAATACGAGGAAGAAAATGGTAAAATGGTTAAAGATTAAATGGACACAATTTGTGAACATTGTCTCAGGAAAAGATAAGAACTGGGATGGCCAAGTGGATATCAAAGATAAAATGATTGAAGCGGAAGAAAAAGCTAAAAGCTAAAATTCATTAGCTAAGTCATATAAGGACTAGCATGAACAGAAAAGAAATTATAGCCGAAATAATGGGAGTAGTACAACTATCTCAACAATTTGGATTAGCTCTAGAAAATAAACTTATGTGGGGTCAAGAGCTCAGAGAAATATTAAATTCTCCACATACTAATAAAGAATTATTAAAAACTCATTTAAAAAATGGGACGGAACAGGCTTAGCCTGTTTAGGAAAAGAAAATGGCAAGACAAGGCGGATTTCTAAGTGGACCAAGTGTTCACGGTACATCTAAATTAAGAAAGCATGTACTAAAAAGAGGTGTCACTAGAGACATGAACGCAGCTGCAGGAAACTTTGTAAATACAAAGACTCCTTCATCCACTCCAGGTGGGTTCTACGGAGCTGCCCCGAAAGCAATCGGACCAAGATTCGGCAAAACAGTCAACCCCAAAAGGGCTAGATTTGGCAAAAAAGGTGCAGGTCGAATACTACGTAGAAGATAAATATTATTCACAGAGACTTTCATAAATTTATGAAAGCAGGACGACTTAGTAAAGTCGTAAACATGATACACAATGGCACTAACGACAGCAGAAAAAGCAAGGCTAAAAAAGGCAGGACTAAGCGGACTAAATAAACCGAAAAGAACTCCTAAGCACCGAACAAAGAAAGCAGTTGTAGCTGTAAGAGTCGGTGGCAAAGTGAAAATCATTCGCTTTGGAGCGCAAGGCATGGGGCATAATTATAGCCCTGAAGCCAGAAGAAGTTTCAAAGCGAGACATGGAAAGAATATCCGTAAAGGAAAATCTTCCGCAGCCTATTGGGCAAACAAAGTATTTTGGGCAGGTAAAGGTGGTTCAAAGAAAAGACCACCTCGCTCCCAGAAAAGAAGATTTGGAAGTAAAAGAAGGAAAGGATGACAGTACCAAAAGTAATAGATCGAAGAGCAGTATGGCTAGAAGGATTATCCCTGCATGCCGCAGAAGTTCTCAAGAAACTTCAAACACGACAAGTGAATGGAATAACTCCATCTGACGCTGAAAGTGAAATTATCGATTTATGTGGTGGCTATCTATATCTTCTACAACTTGCAAAAGAATACGGACTCTTTGATTCCGACGATCCCTTTAACCTATTTGAAAAAGAGACCTTACATTGATTGAAATAAGTCGTTCCGATGTAGTGCAAGACTACTTAATGGACATGAATCCCGAACATCGTTTCATAAAGCTACCCATTGAAGGGTACCTTAACTTATTAAATGTCACACCAAATAGTTCACAAACTGCAATCATCAATGCAATCAACAATCCTAAATATCGTTTTGTCTGTGCAGCAGTATCACGACGACAAGGAAAAACATATATCAGCAACATTATAGGACAGCTAACCTGTTTAGTACCAGGAGCTCATGTACTATTAATGTCTCCAAACTATTCATTATCTCAAATCTCATTTGACTTACAGAGAAATCTCATCAAGCATTTTGACTTAGAGGTAACAAGAGACAATGCAAAAGATAAAGTTATTGAACTATCAAATGGTTCTACAATACGAATGGGTTCTATCAATCAGGTAGACTCAGTAGTTGGTAGAAGCTATGATCTCATTATATTCGATGAAGCAGCACTAACAGACGGCAGAGACGCTTTCAATGTTGCACTCAGACCTACACTAGATAAAGAAAATTCAAAAGCAATCTTTATATCTACTCCTCGTGGTAGAAATAATTATTTTGCAGAATTCTACTACAGAGGGTGGTCAGAAGAGTTTCCAGAATGGTGTAGTATAAAAGCAACATATCATGAAAACCCAAGAGTTTCAGATGCAGATATTATCGAAGCCAAGAAAACAATGTCCCAAGCAGAATTTAATCAAGAGTATATGGCAGACTTTAATGTATTTGAAGGACAAGTCTGGGCATTTAATCACGAGGAATGCACAGCAGATTTAACAGAATTAGATACTAGTCAAATGGATGTCTTTGGAGGACTTGACGTAGGATATAAAGATCCCACAGCTTTTTGTGTTATTGCGTACGACTGGGATAAAGAAAAGTATTATTTAGTTGATGAATACATGAACGCAGAACGTACTACAGAACAGCACGCTATAGAGATACGAAAATTAATTGATAAATGGGACATTGACTGGATTTATATTGACTCTGCAGCGCAGCAAACAAGATATGACTTTGCACAAAATTATGATATTAGTACTATTAATGCAAAGAAATCAGTACTTGATGGAATCGGGCATGTCGCAGGAATCGTAGACAATGATTGCCTTATTGTTGATCAGAAATGTAAGGAAGCGCAGATGTCACTAGATCAATACCAATGGGATCCAAACCCTAATTTATTAAAAGAAAAACCGAAACACAATATGTCATCCCACATGGCTGATGCATTACGATATGCATTGTATACATTTGAAACTACAGCCACTACGTTTTAATAAGACCTGTAAAAAACAGTTCTTGACATATGATGTGACTTTTTGGTATAATTCTAATTAAGAGTAGAAATATGAAATTAAAAAGAGATTTAGTTAAATATGTACGAGATAAAGCTAAATCTAAATATAAGAAACAAAGTAGTTGTTATATTTGCGAAAGCAATATAGACTTAGATTTTCATCATTACTACGGACTGACCGAACTACTAGAAACTTGGTTGAAAAAACAAAAATATATTATAGAGAATGAGCAAGACATACTAGCACTTCGAAAGTCCTTTATTGATGATAATTGGGAGAAAGTGTACGAGTACACAGTAACCCTCTGCCATAAGCATCATTTACGATTACATTCAATATACGGAAAAAGACCCAAATTGATAACAGCAGAGAAACAAAAACGTTGGGTCGAGAAGCAGAGACAAAAATATGGCATGGTACGATAGATTTTTAGGAAGAAGCAACGAAGAAAAGCTGAATCCTTCACAATATGTTATTTCGAGAAACGAGGGTTTAACTGTAGACTCACGTGAAGTAATTACAAACTATCGAAATGCATATGAACAACTAGAAATCGTCAACAGAGCAGTAAATATGATTGTTGATGATGTTTCAGAAATCCCTTTTTCAGTTGGGGATAAAATAACTGGAACAAACAGTATACTAAAACAAATTCGTAAATCAAAAGTTAACTTACTTTTAAATGTAGAACCTAACCCTTTTCAGGATATTAGTACTTTTAAAAGAAACTTAATTATTGACCTACTTATTGATGGTAATATATTTATATACTTTGACGGTACTCATATGTATCACTTACCAGCAAATAAAGTTACAATTTATACTGATGATAATACATACATAGAAAAATTTGTGTATGACAACAGCATTGACTATTCTGTAAATGAAATAATACATATAAAAGAGAATAGTTTTAACTCCATTTATAGAGGAACACCAAGACTAAAACCTGCATTTAGAACTATGCAATTACTTAGCAACATGAGAAGTTTTCAAGATAACTTCTTCAAGAATGGAGCAGTTCCAGGTTTAGTACTTAAATCACCAAATACTCTTTCTGAGAAAATCAAAGAAAGAATGTTACAAGCATGGAGCATGAGATACAATCCAACAACAGGAGGCAGACGCCCTCTCATACTTGACGGTGGATTAGAAGTATCTAGCCTAACAAATATTAATTTTAAAGAACTAGATTTCCAAGGCTCAATAACAGCAAATGAGAAAATCATACTAGAAGCCATGGGAATACCACCCATCTTAATGGACGGTGGTAATAACGCAAACATAAGACCCAATCACAGACTGTACTATCTTGAAACTATCTTACCAATCGTAAGAAAGATGGGATATGCATTAGAACGATACTTTGGGTTCTCACTATCTGAGGATGTAACAGGAATACCTGCTTTACAACCAGAACTGAGAGACCAAGCAGCTTATTATGCAACACTTGTTAATACTGGAATTATAAGTCCAAACGAAGCAAGAGAAGCAATAGGCAAAGAACCTGTAGATGGATTTGACGATCCAAGAGTCCCGCAAAATATTGCAGGCTCTGCCGTTAACCCCGAACAGGGAGGTCGACCAGAAGAGTCGTCACCAATAGAGGAAGAATAAATATGACAAAAGATATGATGGCCAAAGCATTATCCGACTTTTTCGTTGAAAAAGGAGTCGAATCAATGGATTTACCAACCTACAAAAGCCATGGCACTGATGTTCCTGTTAAAGACTATATGCTCAGACGAGCATTCGGATCTTGGAAACGAGTAATCTCAGCCATGAAGAAAAGACATCCAGTCGCTGTAGTTGAAGCTCCAGCTCCTGCTCCCGCACCAAAGGCTCCTAAAGCCAAGAAAGCGGAGAAGAAAGATGTCAAGTAAAATTTATCATTGGACTAGCACTTTTAAATCACTAGGCGAAAACGAAGATGGTGGTGTAGATATTAAAGGATCTGCTAGTACTAATGCTCTTGATAGAGCAGGCGACATAATCGAAGCCGATGCTTGGACAAAAGGTGGATTGGAAAACTATAAAGGTAATCCAATTATTTTGTTTAATCATAACTATGACAAACCGATTGGTCGTGCAAAAGATTTAAAAGTTACAGACAAGGGCTTAGAAATATCTGCAAAGATTTCTAAAGCTGCTGGTGATGTAACGCAATTAATTAAAGACGGTGTCCTTGGAGCTTTTTCTGTTGGTTTCAAAGTCAAGGACGCTGATTATATGACTGAAACTGACGGATATAAAATAAAGGACGCAGAGCTTTTTGAAGTTTCTGTAGTATCAATACCTTGCAACCAAGGGGCAACTTTTGGATTAAGCAAATCATTTGATTCTATGGAAGAGTACAATAAGTACAAGCATACTTTTTATACGGCTAACTTAAACGATTCAGCAGATGCTGTTGAAATTGAGCAGCCAAGTACGGCGAAAGCCACAACGGAGACAAATATGTCAAAAGAAAAACAATCTCCTGAGAGCAACCCAGAGT